CATCTTCAATCCATTGAACAGAGGGAATTTAATCTTACGTCTAAGGGACGTATATAGTATTCCACCCCGACGTGAATCGCTCATTACGCACCCAGTCTGGTCAAAGAACGACAAAAAATGCCTGTCACTATAAGCATAGCCAGTATCCTTATCAGAAAAAATCTCAAGACAGTTGTCTGGTTTTACCGTACCGACTATATTGGGCTCAATATCAAAAACGTAGTACACGGTTTTGTTCGTATCATAGTCAAGGTATGAATGAACTTTTTTGTTGTACGACGCTTTGGCTTCTTTATCTACATACACCATTTTGCTAGACCATCCGTTAGCAATGTCATACACATCATGCCCATCCTCCTGCCGCACAAAGAAATGTTTTAGGTTGTGGTTCCTGTTCGCCAATGGATAACGGTTGGTCGTGCCGCGAAATGGCGCGGCGGTTTTTACAATTTCGTTTAATCGTTCGTATGCAAGACTTAACATTTTGATCTCCTAGTCATTGTTGATGTAAACACTCTGGCCGACAGGTGGCTCAAAGCTACGATTACGGGTCACCATCCACAAGGTTGGGCTAGAGATGTTCCACTTCAGATCACTCTCAAGATACCCGTCGGTGAACACAAGGACACACTCTGCCTCAATACGTTCTTTGTTTATGTATTCACTCACACATGAAGCCATAGTTCCCCCGCCGCCAAGTGGTTTGAGGATAGCTTTGATGTTTGAGTAATGACCCTGTTCAATGATTTGTTCACCATGGACTTTGGTATCCCACCACAAGATGCGTACACGTTCTGGCGTGACCGTCTCGCAGATAGATGCCAGTTCCGTGGCAAACTCGGTTATCTCTTCAACACCGATAGAACCTGACGTATCGATAGCCACAACAATCTCGCCTATCGTTTCGTCCTCGACGCTTGGTAGATAAATGTCATTAGCCATCTGCCGCTTGTTCATCCGCCGCCATGTGTACTCATCCTTACCACGTGTGGCTGACATAACGAACTCACGCAAGACCTGACGCCAATCAATCTTTGGTTTTAGTAGATCAGCAATAGTCTTGGGCATATTGCCGCCCAATCGACCTGCAAGTAACCCACCTTCACGCAGATGCTTCTCGATGTCTTTACCGATCTCCTCTAGTTCACCATCCGATAGGTTGCCGTCAAAGTCATGCTCATCTTGCTTAGAGATGTCATACTTCTTGCCATTGACTTCGACATAATCTCCGTTGCCATCGCTATCTTGCTTTCCACCCGAGGGTGTACCGCTATTCGATGGATTACCTTTGTCGCTCTTTTTACCACCATCGCCACCAGACTTAGCGTTCTGTTTGAGGTATCTGAACACTTCACGCATCGACCAGTTGTGAAACATCGGGTCATACACACCGCCTTCAGGTAAGGTAACAATCTGCTCATGCTTGTTAGAACTTAGCGTTCCAGTGATATTCATGATGATGTCATTCACGACAAAGTCTGCCGCAAGGTTCGCCATCTTGGGGTTCTCCTTGAACATAGTCTTGCCATACATCACCTGTTTCAGCGCAACGTGCAGGTTTTCATGCAGTATCAGCCCACGCAAATCGCTATCACCTAGATTGGTAATGAACTCGCGTCCATACCGTTTGTTGATACCGTCTGTGTATGCCGTAGGAATACCATCAACCACCTCTGACTTACCCATCAACATAACGCCTGAGTAGAGCGCAGTCTCTGGGTGCTTCATCAGCGCAATGTGGCTACGCTTTACTCTTGTCTCTTGAGTATCTTTATCCATGTCACATCTCCTTAGAACAAATCATGGTTGTTTTCTGCCCACTTACCAATCTCTTCGTTGTTACGCGCTAAACGAATACCCTTCGGGCTACGCATCATCATGGTAAAGAACACACTCTGTACTTCTTCCGATGGAATACGTTTAACGAACTGCATGAACTTGGACAACTGATCCTGCGTCTCTAGAACATCTACTGCCTGAAACATAATCATCAACTGCGCGCTGATGTCCTTCGGCACATCGATTGTGTCTGGGTGTTTCACGATGTCGCTAACATCAGATAGAGTCTTCTCCAGCGACATGAACGCCGCCATGTCAGCCGCAAACGCCGCACCGACCGTACCTGCCAAACCCACCTTCACCGCATTTTCAGTCAGCTTGTCACGGTTCTTGACAATCACATCACACTTCGCAAGGGAGCGTGGCGACACGAACGACAACGCACCGTTGGTTGGTCTAAAGATGTATGGATTATCTTTTTGCTCATCGCCTTGCGTGTAGCTAGCCAGACACCTTGGGAACATCGCAACTGCCGCACGCACAATGCGTGAGATACCATTGTTGCCTGCCCACACTAACCATTCTTTAGGAGTTGGTTTCGACATTGGCACGATACACACACGGTTACCTGCGTGAGCAAGCATAGAGTCACCGACACCATCTGATGCATTGTTAGATGATGCAAACACGACCGACTTGCCTAACGGCTTGTCACCCACCATGCGCTCTAACATCAGCCGAGTGAACACGACCTGCAATAGCTTGGGCGACTTCATAAACTCGTCGAGCAAGATTACCTTTGGTTTGTCACTATTGAGATTAAACAGCGATGACACATAGTATTCCAATTGCTTTGACGCATGATTGGGGATTGTCATACCGATGTCCTGCATATCCTTCACAGGGCAGTCAACGTATATGTAATCGTACTTGTCACCGTCTATGTCATAGCCATCTTTGGGTGAGCGCCACTTGTCACCGTTATCTTCAGCTATCATGCTCAACAATGATGTCTTGCCACAGCCCGGCTCTGACTGCACAACCACAGTTAGTTCTTCACCTACCAGTGGAATGAAAGAGCGCAACTCATCAATTGACATTGCTTCGAGGGTGTTTACTTTACTCATGATTTAATACTCCATTAACTGATTGAAAAAAATTACACGCATTTGAACGCGCCGAACTTGCCAAGGATTTCGTCGATGTCGTCCTTGACTGCACTGCGCACTGCTTCACTGCCACGGATTGCTTTAGCGTCCACACCATTTAGTGCTTTCTCTAATGATGCCCGAGCATCCTCAAGTTCGCTCGCACCTGTTAGGTTGAACGATTTGAAAGTCTCGCACATCTCCTTGGCTCTCTCGATTGTCGAATCGTAAATCTTACGTTTCTTGATCTTGATCTCACCATCTACCTCTGCCTCATCCACGCTACAACAATGACTGATGGACTTCATCACCTCGATGAACCTTGTTTGCTGTTCCACCATGACGTGGTTCACTATTTCTTCAGCCTGCTTGTTGTATGTGTTATACAAGTCTTCAGCGATGTCATTGGCTATCTGGCTGCGGAAGTCGTTCTTGGGTACCTCTGACGTAAACAAACGCAAGCCGAACTTAGATGCCAGTTCTTCGCGCGGCGGGTAGTCATCACGGTTAAACATATCGCCCTGCTTGAACGCCATGTCACTCACGATGCTATCGTATTCGCCGAGAAACTCACCGAGTAGTTTGCTGAACTCTGCCTCATGTGTATGAAACTCTTCCTTGAACTTGGGCATATCTACTGTGGGTAGCAAGTCTTGGCTGTTATTCCAGCGATATGTGCGACGCTTTACCCAGTTGTAGATGGTCTGCCGATAGTTCACGATAGCTTTGTGCTTGGGATGATCTGCTAGCAGATTCTTAACGTACCTACCTGCAGAACGATCAGCTCGTTTTGCTGTAGTAACCTCATTGCTGATGGTGCGGTCTTGCTTGGTAGCTGACCACACGTTGATGTCTACCGAAACAAGCAGGGCTGATGACGCTAACGAAATCAGATGCTTGGGCTGTTGTAATGCCATATCCATGATGATTCTCCATTTGGTTAAAACAATTTCCACTATCACGTGGAACACTAACTAAGGGATAAGTTAAAGAACTTCATCGCCTTACCATTTCATTATAGTATAACTTGACATATGAGTCAAGAGTTTACCTAAAATACTTTAACCCCAGTCCGTTACTATCTGGCGCGAGATATCGATAACGGGGTCGCCATGTGTAGACGCCTTGCCCGCGTTAGCCATGTAGTGGTTGTCGTCTAGTTCTTCACCGATCCGCGCTTTCTCGTACCATATGCCTGAGTTGTTATCCTCGTCGTTGCACCAATCGTTGGCAATCTCAATGATGCGCTCGTGTGCCCGTACGTCTTGATATGAGTCGTACCACTTAACACTATCAGCCCTGAAGTTGATCGCGTAGTTCTTCTCATCTATCTCTAGCTCATCTATGACCGTGGATGTCAGCTCGTTTTCGCGTATCTCGGCAAGAAATACATAGAACGACTGCCTATCCAACCTATCGTCATCCGATTGAAAGCGCACCGTGTACGCCAAGTCTGATCTGTAACCCATGTTAATTCTCCTTTGCGTGATTTATGAGTTTCGCTAGCAATACCATCAAGTCTTCGTCTGTCTGATACCCGAATGGTTCGTCACTATCTTCCCACACGTTTGGCATCATCACCTCGTAGGGCGCCTCGGCAGAGCAGTGCATGGTCGAACCACACACAACCGATACCGTAAATACAGCGCCACTGGTACATGGAATACTATATTTGGCTTTGTATGATTTACCATTCTTCCTAGCCATCTCTGCCATGATGCCGTTCGGGTTGCGCAACGCTGACTCATACATGGAGTGGTAGCCCCACTCCACGATGTACTTGTTGAACGGTAGCTTAGGTTTCTCGTTGCCATGCTTGTCTGGTAGAAATACCTCCTCCATGCGATCAAACACAGCGTGCCTGTCCTCTAGCAGTTGATCTAGAGTTCTTCCAGTCATGACAACTCCTCTGGTAGTTCAACTTCATCGCCCAACTTGGACGCAACGTAGCACCGCATAGCGGCGATTAGTGGTGTGGGGGCTGTCTCACATTTATACGGCTCATCACCGTTGTCAGTAGTGCAGGACGTTTCGCAGTACCAACACGGCTCCCGCAGAATGACTCCATTCTCATCATGCACGGCTTCCGAAAACCAAACAGCTAGCTTCTCACGCTCAATGATCGGTCCACCTTGCGCCCAGTCGGTTGACGGACAAAACGTAACTGACCCTGCGGGCTGTGTTCCTATGCGTATATACGCACCAAAGTCTGTGATTATGTCTTTGTGCCCTAAAGCCACCGCCACCGCCCAGTCGAGCGCGGCGCCTGTTAATTCACTCGTTTTCATTTGCTTTCTCCTTTGAAATAAGTCTTTGCCCTGTCCCACAAACACAGTGCATCCATGACGTTCGTGTAGTGAATCGAGTCCTCCATGTCCACGCTGTCGTGACACTGTACAAACTGTTTTACATATGCCTCTGGTGCGTAGCCCATGGAGTCTGCGTATGCCTTTACAAAGGCGGCTTGTTCCTCGGTCATGTCGGCTCTCCTTCCACATCTTCTACGCCTTCTTCATCACTCTCTAGTGCAATCAGGTTGTTGTCTGCCTGAAGTAGTGACCGCACTTCATCGTGCAGTTCGTTCAGCGCATCCTCTGCGGTCTCGCCTCGTACCCACACGGTACATTCAAATTTATATGTTTTCATTTAACTAACCCTCCCTTGTTGTTGATGCCAACTAAGTCGTCCATGTCGGTAAACAACATATAGTTGCTCTTGTGCATGGGCGCGATTGTCCATGACTTTCTCTCGTCACGCGCAGACGCCTCGCCACACTTGAGACACATCTTGTAGCCCAACGCCCAACGCTCGTAGGGGAAGTCGTCCCCACAGACGCGGCACTCTATCCAATCTGTCATACCGTCTCTCCTTGTTTTGATAATAAATACTCAGCAAGATGAGCGCGGGCTCTGGCAACTGCATCTGCAACGGACATGGCATGTACGGGGACAGTGCCGTATGGCATGGGCAATGACACTAAAAAGCGACGGTAGGGGGTGTGCGACCCAGCGCACCCAACACGCTCAACCCTGTATTCCGTACCGTCCTCGTGGGTGTATGTACTTGTCATGTTTATCTCCTAAATGGTGTTGAGTTCTGTAGCCTGAATGTCAGCGTCGAGCAGTGCGTACCCTGCGGCTGTCTCACTGGTGCAGAGGCTAACGTGAATAATGTCTGACTTGATAGAACGCGCCAAGCTGTTGATTGCGGCAGGCGTGATGTAGTCTCCACGGTGGTACAGAACCTCCTTTGTGGTGGGGTTGATGATGTCAAACGTTACGACGAATAAGAATCCATCGAGGGGTGAAGAACTATGCATGATGATCTCCTTGATGATGTTAAGCCACGAGGCGTAAGCCTGATTGTGTGTCGACCAACCCCTTGCAGTCAGACAGGTCTAACTTGGTGAGGTTGTTCACTAGTTCAGGCAGGGTGATGAGACCATTGCAGTACATGGCTATGGCTTCTGATGCAGATTCGGTCAGTTGGTTGTATTCTGATTGTGTCATGGTGATCTCCTGTAATTAAAAAACGATGAGCCTTGAAAAACATTAGTTCCACTGTCACGTGGAATACTAATTAACGATGTAGAGTAGTTTGTTCTCTGCCCTACACCTCTATTATAGTATAACTTGACATATGAGTCAAGGCTTTGGGTAAGAAAGTTAGATAGGGTGGTTTTGTTCTAATGTTCTAGCTTGTTCTATTTTTTTGACTTTACATATAGAACAAGATTTTAGTGGTGCTGATTTTGTAAGTTGTTGATTTTCTTATATATTATTTTATAATAAGTATAGTATAAGTGTACTTGTTCTAATGTTCTAGTAATTTTTAGGGGGATACGGTTCTATTTTGTGTTTTGGGGTGAGGCTTTGCATTTGCTGGGAAGGACGCTTGATCCACACTTTTTCAAATTTTTGCCCGTCCCCTGCAAAAAACGTAGAACATTAGAACAAAACGCTTGGAACCCGCATAAAACCTAGCTTTTTTTGTTCTAACTTTACATTCAAAATCGTGTTTTGTTCTACTTTTTTGTAGAACAAGGCGGCAAACAACCCCCAAAAACTTCATCTACCGTTCTCAGAAATGAAGTACAGAGTAATTCCACGTCCACGTGGAACACTAATTAAGCACCTAGCATGGCATCGCGCGCTGGCTCTCGCGCGGGGAAACAGAACTGGTATCAAATAGCAGGCACAAAAAAAGCCAGCCCGAAGGCTGGCTGTGAGTTATTAGGGTTTTACCTTAGGACTGACCAGAAAGCATCCACCGCCATTTTGTATTTGACTACATTAGCCACCGCGTCACCTTTTGCCTGTTTGATCTTGCAGGACTTCTCTTGTGCCTCAAACATTTTGGTAAGTGACTCAACAAAAGTTAACTCAGTTCTGGTTGACTTACCATTCTGGTGGTTTATGAGTTTTTTAGCCTGTGAGACCAAGGCGTTGAACCTGTTTGAACAGTAGGTTTGAGTGTCTTTCCTGATCTTACCGACTATACCATGAAGGTTCGGGTTCTCTGTTTTGAGTTTACCGAACTCTTGGTTTGAGAATGAAAAGGCAAAATCGACACTTACAGTGACTCTCTCAGCGCCCTTTTTAGCCTTCACATCATCCTCAGGTAGGTAATTACCATCAACGACTACGAAGGTTTTTGCAGGCTTGTTCTCAGAGTATCTTAGGCGGTAGCCCTCGAATAACTCTGACTTAGCCTCTGGGCTTGTGGTCTCTGGGAACCCTGCGATGTGGTCAATAGCCCATTGTGCCATTGACTCGACTACATCACCAGCCTGTGCTTGTTTATAACCAAGGTCACGAAGCGAACTAATTGTATCTTGCATGATACTACTCTCCAAAAAGTTAATGAAACATCACCTAGAACCCTTCTAAGTGATGATTCAACTATATCAACCCCGAACCCTTAAGTAAAGTTTCACACGGGAGTGGAACACTAATTAAGCCTCGCGCGGTCTGACTCGCACGCCCTCTCGCGCGGGGAAACAGAACTGGTATCAAATACTGGGCGCAAAAAAACCCGCCGAAGCGGGTTGGGTGAATCAGTAAAACTTCTTTTCTTGAATGACATCATTGGACATCCAAAATTCGGCAAGTTTGGTGATGCCCTCGTTTTCAAAGACAGAGACAATAGGGGTACTTCCACCGAATCGGACGGTATAAAATCGGTCTCGACCAAACTGTCCAACTGCATGAGCCATCAAAGTTTTCATTATTTCAATTTGCATTTTAATCTCCATTAGGTAGAAAAAACCCACCCTTTCGGGTGGGTTCCTAAGTTAGACAGTTAAGAGTTAGGCATTCCAGACAGTACGGAATGCTACAACCGCTTGGTTGAATCGCTTGACGTCAAGATCACTATTGTTGCCCCTTGATACCGCATTACGCAGACGCGTTGGTGCGATATTCTTGAGCCAATCGTCTACGAATTCATCGAACGTCTTATTGGCAACCCGTTCGCGTTCTTTGCCGTCGTTGGTTAGTTTCTTAGCCGTGCGCTTAAGATCACCTAGACGGTTAGAACAGTAGGTACTGCATTTGTCGCGTACTGTCTTGATTAGGCTATGCAGTTGCGGGTTTTCATCTTTCAACTTGCCGAATTCTTGATTAGTAAAAGAATACGCGAATTCGACGCCAACTGTAACGCGTTCCGTCTTATCCGATGGTGCTTCCGATAATTGCTCGACGTTGGCGTAAACCCCATTTAATACCGCGTATGTTTGGGCTGGATTCAATTCGTTGAATTTCATCCGATAGCCGTTGTAGAGCTCGTCTTTAGCCTCTGGACTAATCGTTTCAGGGAATCCCGCGACTGTATCAAGACAGTATCGGGCGACTGATTCAATTGTCTGCGTTGCCGATGCTTGACGGTATGCACCATCTTTAAGCGATTTGAAAGAAACCGCGTTTGCGGCAGTACTTGCTTTTGTCATGTTCATATCTCCATAAAATGAACGATTGAAATATCAATAGGGCGATTTCCCTACTGACGAGTTAATACTATCCTAAGTGACAGCTTATGTACAGTTTCACGAGGGGATGGGACACTATTTAACGATGCGCCCACCACGCACGCGCCCAGTTGCGCCCAGCGAAAAAGAACTGGTATCACGCTAGTAGTAGGACAGCTACTAATATATAGAGGGCACAAAAAAAGGGAGCCGAAGCTCCCTGTGGTTAGAACGGAAGGTCTACGTTGATCTCCGCTTTCTCTTTGGCTTTGCGTAGGTCATCTACGTATTCCGTCATGGTTTGTGCTAGTCTGAAGAAGTGTTCGTCACCGAACTGCTCCCAATGATCTAAACACCAGATGGCGTTCTTCTGCGCCTTCTCAATAAGGTCACCGTAATACTCAGCTGAACCGATAGGTAATGTCTTCATGATGATCTCCTAAGTGGGGGCTTTCGCCCCCGTTGGTTTAACGATAGTAGCGTGTTGCTACTGTGCGTCCGAACAAGTCAGTAACGATGCCGAACATATCTTGCTTCGGGTAGCTGTAAAGCCACTGCATCGCTGATGCCTTAGTCCATGCTGTGTGGGCGATCTGCTTGTTGCCCCATTGAATCTCTACCAAATACATAACGATCTCCGTTGTCCCTGCGATGTTGCAGTGTCTACAGATTAACCAAAACGGCTGGAAATGTAAAGTTTGGCAAGGGATTGGCGCACCCCCACCCCCCAAATTCTCGGTTAGGAGTCCCGCGCCTCCCTTACTCTTTAATCTGCACAAATAACCCCCCATTTTCCAAAACACCCCCCACCCCCTACTGTGTTTTTTCACAGTGTTTACTAACTCCGACTTATCAAACACCCCCCGGGTAGGAGTCCCAGACACCCCTTGCACAAAAAATAATATATGGTATAGTTTGACCATTCGAGGAGAACCTCTGCTGATATGTCCGAATTAGTGCCGCCCATCGAGGAAAATATTCCTTTGCCAGATAACGCTAAAGAAGCGTTCCCTGATCTGTCGCCTGCTCAAGAGTTGCAGCAACGCGCTAACGTTATTAAGTTGATGGCGGACTTAACAGGCAAAACAATCGATCCCACCGAGGAAAACGCAACCCAAGCTAAAGAATTAGCTAAGCAAATGGTGAGCGATCCTAAGCTGCGACCCGACTTCGCTAAATACCCTAACGAGACTCTTGCCTTCCTTGCCGGAATGGTTGCTCAGATGAACGTGTCCATAGTGGATGAGTTATCTGACTTAAAGATGTACGTCGTCAACAAGCTCATCGAAGAGGTAGAAAATGCCCGCGATGCTAAAACACGTGTGACTGCTCTAACTAAATTAGGCGAAATTGATGGAGTAGACGCATTTAAGAAGCGTACAGAGGTAACTCATAAGCATCAGACCATTGAAGAAGTGGAAAGTGAGTTGCTTGAGACTCTAAGTAAGCTAAAAACACGTGTCATTGATGTTGATGCAAAGGTAGTTACCGATGTCAATGACGCTTAGTCAAATACACGAGCTTGAAAAGCTCATTCCACACATGGCTGATGCGGATAAACGCCGCACAAATGAGCTAATTAAGAAGTGGTATGCCGAGTCTACACAGAAAATAGGTAAAGATAACTTCCTAACCTTCGTAGATCACGTGTATCCGGGCTATAAAGTAGGCCCACATCACCGCCGTTTAGCCAGAATCTTTGAAGAAATCGCTGAAGGCAAGAAAAAACGGGTTATTGTCAATATTGCACCCCGTCATGGCAAGTCTGAACTTATATCTTATCTAGCACCGGCATGGTTTCTAGGTAAATACCCTCATAAAAAGATCATTATGGCGTCCCACACAGCTGATTTGGCTGTGAATTTCGGTAGAAGAGTGCGAAATTTGGTTGGTTCTGACGCTTATAAAGATATT